CAAATGCTTCTAACTGAGCCTCAGGCTGTGTGGCCCACCATTCGATAGTGTTGTCATCTATTATTCGATCTTCTTGACTTTCTAGAGTTATCCTGGCATAATAATGTCTATCAAGATATCCCAGACCAAACGGATCAAAACTCTGTGCTGCTATAGTCAATATAACAGCATCATTCGTAGTTGAAAGTGTTTCTATGTCGATCATTAAGTTACTCATGCTATAATAATAGCACGACGCAACCTATATTACAAGAAAAATATTACCGTATAAGTCTTTGAATTTATTAACCGATTATCCAAGTTACAGCATGTTTTTATCCAACAACCCAGGTAATTGGGGCCGAGCCATCAACATAATTCTTAAGATCTAACAGGCACTGGGCCATCATTTCTTTAGCATCTGCCTTCATCGCAGCGCCATTTAATGATGTAGGACCTTGTGGTCCGGATATGCTCGCAAACTTTTCACGAGCATCGCCTATTATCATTTTACAGTTAGCATACATGTAATTTTTAATCCATTGCTGAATTTGAAAATCTGACAGTAAATTAACTTCGGGTTTCAAATTATACGTCCAAAGTAAAACTTCTTCGCCCGTACCTTTGGGATCACGTATCAACTGTAACTTTTTGGTAACTTGATTCCAGGTAAAATTCATATAAGCGCCAAACATACGTCCAGCTAATTTTACATATTGACTATAAAAATCATAAGTTGCCAAACCGCCCGATACATTAAAATTCATCAGGTAAACATTAAGTGTGGCTTGGCTAAACGGATCAAAATTTGAAGCATAAGGTCCAGTTGAATCGCCGAATGTTCTACGGAAAATCTGTCTAACTTGTATGATTTCTTGGGGTAAATCATAGATATTTACATTTTCTACTAGCTCCATGAAGATGTAGCTCTCTTCGTAGGCATTTTGCGCCCGCTGACGATAAGTCCCTATAGTATTACGATAAGCTGACTCATAATGACTAGCATCTAATTCAACATCGATTATCTCATCTGCTAGTTGTAGACGGACATATTCGATTAAATTTTGTTTTAGTGTTTCTAGAGTGGATTGGGTTTCTAATGCCATGTGTAAGGACTCTCCATCCTTATATTTAGCTTATCACCATGCTTTCAATATCAATAAGTCATCATTACCACGCCCATTCCATTTTACTTCAGTGGCTTTGATGTCTTTAAATGCTTTGCGCATAGCCGGCTTGCCGCCCGCTAATAGCAGCTTTAACTGTTCAGCGGGTTTTCTCAAAGTTTTAGACACAGTACGTAGTGTGTCGAATCCCACGATAGCAGATCCTTTGACAGTAAAAGTACCCACATGACTATCGGCTGCGACGTAAATCAGTTTGCGTTTAGCAGAATCAAATAAGAATGCTTCGGCAGCTTCGACTAATTTAGTGACAGGCTCTGACTTAAGTTCTAGCTCTTTAAATTCTTTAAGATAACGAAATTTAGCAGTTAATTTTTCCGGACTAATCGCTTTCCTTGCTCGTGGTTTGCGTTCAGTTTTCTTTATATTAATATAAGATTCGCAATCACTTATAACAAGTTCACAGAATTTTACACAATTTTTTAATTGTGCTTTGGTCAAATGGCTGTATCCTTCCACCAATTGATCATCTTTGCCAGCTAGTACTTCATTAAATTCTTGTATGCGCAACTGCCATACTTTAGTGATGGTACCCACCATCTGAGGGGCTATATTCATAGTGCGCAGCACCGTCATAGGCTTAAATTTGTCAGAGATCTTGGCATCGGCGACAATAAAATCGTCAAACAATCCTTCTAGCTCGCCGGCGCAAGCATCGGCTTTTTCACGCAAATGATCTTGGATGGTTAGTTTTATCTGTTCTTGTTGTAGTACGTTATCAACAGGCTTAGGTGCGGGTTGGACAATAGCTAATAATCTCGCGATTTCATCATCGACGATGGATTGTTCATAATCTGTCAAGATTAGCCCCAGCAAGGTCATGCGACAGATCCAACCTATAGTTATACGTATCTGGCTGTCGGGTACCCCACGAATCAGTTTGGCATCTTGACTTTTAGCATTCAAATCTAAATAAGTGGCAATCATATCTTTGGCATCTTTCCTGCCATAAAATTGATTGTACCAGTTAAATGCTCGAGATATAGTAGAGATTCTAAAACCCTCAGCAGGTTGTTCCAACCACTCAGGTTCAGGACCTAGATAGGTAGCATCAGCGTTTGAAGGTTTTAAGCGTTTAATAGTGTTAAGTTTTTTAATCATATCCGTATTGTATACTAAAATTGTAAAAAAGTCAACCTAATAATAGAGCTAGAGTAATGTGCTGCTCTAAATTATCCAGCAAATCCGCTATCCTCTTATGTAATTCTGTAAAACGTATAGTGGTGCGCTGTATTCTTCTACACACCACTAGTTCCTTGTCTGCTTCAGTGTAGGCAGCATCGATGGTGGCTAGCATTTTTGCTAGATCTCGACGAATCTGCTTGTTTTTGATAGTGAAAATCTGGTTCTCAGCCCTAGTTATTCGATTAGTAAGATCTGTCAGCATATCATAATTATACACATTCTGGTATTTAATGTCAACCGTTTGCAAGCTAAATACGTATAGATTACCAGGAGATCACTAAAATTCCACGCCTCAGTCTTTATCGCCCCAACAGAACATCTGACTATCAGTTTTTAGACCGCACCATATCTGAACGTTACCAAGTTGGAGGTCTTGACATATTTGTTCACAAATATATGGGCCCAATTGTGGATACCAGCGATAATCCCGGAAATGCCGATGCCACCCTACCAGTATACACTAGTCAAAATCCCATGTTCATAGAGGACTTATTACTATTAGAAAACCGTGACCGCGCATATGATCCAAACATTTATATCATGCGAGGTGTTTATACACACAGTGATATTGATTTTGACTTGACTCAGTTTGGGTTATTTTTAAACAATGATACTCTTTTTATCACGTTTCATTATAACGACATGATAGACACTTATGGTCGTAAGTTAATGTCCGGAGACGTTTTAGAATTGCCTAATCTAAAAGACTACTATCCTCTTAACACAAGTATAACCAGAGCCCTGCCTAAATATTATGTGATTCAAGATGCCGCTTACGCTGCCGAAGGATTCAGTCAAACTTGGTTACCACACTTGTGGCGTGTCAAAGCCACCCCAATGGTCAACGCACAAGAATATCAACAGATCATAAATCAGCCACTGATGCCAGACAACATCTGGGATAATGGAAATTTTTATCCGGCAGGTATGGTAGTTGATAATGGCGGAAAATATTACGAAGCTACAAAAAATGTTCCTCCGGGAACCGATATCAACGACCCAAACTACTGGGCACTGATAGAAAAACCTACTACACTAGGCGATATTTCATCCACGCGCAAAGTAGATCTCTCTATTAATGATTCGCTAGTGACCCAGGCGAATATAGATGTCCCACTTAGTGGTTACGATAATGTTTCTTTTTATATCTTACCCACTACTCCCTCTGGGGAGCCGTCCGGAGAAGGGCTCTATACTGATCAGTCTAATACCGTAGATGGATCAGAGCCCGGCGAAGGTACGACCCCGAAATCCTTTGGTTATACCATGGGATATCTAACTGGTGACAACATGGCACCAAACGGTCTACCAGTTACACCGGGAGTAAGTTTTCCATTATCACCAGCGTCAGGAGACTATTGTTTGAGATTAGATTATTTTCCAAATAGATTATTTAGATACAATGGTAGCATGTGGCTAGCTATAAGCGATGATGTACGCACACCTCTTGATTGGGGATTATCAAATAAAACTGAGCGTTCTAGTTTTGTTAACAATCCGTATACCGTGCCAACATCAGATCAAGGTAATATACCGAGTCGTCAGAGTCTATCGCAGTTGCTCAGGCCGCAGGCTGACAATGGTAACGACGGCGGTAATCTACCACCTAACCCACCGCCGAGGGGGCGATAAATGCAATCTTTCTTTTTTGATGGGCAAGTCAGAAGATTCTTGACACAGTTTGCCCGCATGTTTTCCGGGTTCCAAGTAGAATTCGGCCGTAACGAATCTGGTGTAGCCGGCACTGGTGATACATTATATCGTGTTCCCATACGTTATGGTGATGCTAGTCGGCAAGCCCAGACTATTATGCAGGATAACTCAGCAAACAATATGCCATCCACACCTTTGATGACATTTTATATAACCGGATTAGACTACGATAGACCACGTATGCAGAATCCCACATATGTAGATAATAAATCTATACGTCAGCGTGAGTATGACTCGGCTACTAATACTTACGAAACCACACAAGGAAATGCATTTACCATAGAACGTTACATGCCTGCCCCATATAAATTATCTATAAATTTAGACATATGGACCAGTAACACCAATCAAAAGATGCAAATTCTAGAGCAAATTCTACCGTTATTCAATCCCAGTTTAGAGATTCAAAGTACTGATAATTTTATGGATTGGACAAGTTTAAGTATTGTAGAGTTAGTAAGCACCGGATGGTCAAGCAGACAAGTTCCGCAAGGTACTTCGGATCCTATCGACATAAGCACACTTAAGTTTGCCTTGCCTATCTGGCTTTCATTGCCTGCTAAAGTTAAGAAATTGGGTGTGGTAGAAACTATCGTAGCAAGTATTTACGACGGAAGTGGGGATTTGGTTAATGCCATAGCAGATAATGACCTGCTACTAGGAACAAGACAATATATTACTCCTTATGGGTACCAGGTAGTGCTTATAGGCAACAAATTACAGATTTTACCACAAAGCGCAGTAGTAGACGAGCCTAATTATAAATTAGCTCCGCCCGATCCCGTTGTTCCAAATAATCTAACCTGGATACCTATTGTTAATATGTACGGGGTTTTACGACCAGGTATTAGCTTAATTGCTTTAACTCAAGAAGACGGTAGCCAAGTTTATGGAACAATAGCATTTGATCCCACAAATGATCAATTCTTATTGTTTACCGTAATAACAGAATCTATTCCTCCCAATACTTTACCACCAGTTAACGCGGTAATCAATCCACAACGAAGTGGGCCAGGGTATGGCCTACCCGATGCCGCAGTAGGACAACGCTATCTATTAACAGAACCTGTAGGAGCAGCACCTGGGTGGACTAGTACATATGGCCAAACCATTACTGCTTATCCCAACGACATCATCGAATATGATGGAACTCAATGGAACATATCATTTAATAGTCAAGACAGTATCAACCATACTCAATTTGTCACAAACATAACAACTGAGATACAGTACAAATGGATCGGACATGCTTGGGTCAAATCATATCAAGGACTATACCCCGGCGGAAAATGGTCGATAATAATTTAGACCGTTTTATCGTAGTAAATACCAGCATGAATGATCTACACAATAGTATTGACGCCGTGGGTGTATGGTTTTACTCCGTCACCACTAGAAGATATCTGTATCTTATGAGGAACGATGTCAAACACTCACAATGTTGGTCTCTACCTGGCGGGAAAGTCGAAGAGGGCGAATCGCTTATGACTACCATGACTAGAGAGTGTGAGGAAGAAATAGGTAGTATGCCTGCCTATAAGAAAATAATTCCACTAGAAAAATTCACCAGCACGGATAATAAATTCTGCTATCACACTTTCTTTTGTGTAGTCGAAGAAGAATTTAAACCCATATTAAACGAAGAACATTACGGCTATGCTTGGATTGATAGTGTAGTAACACCCAGGCCCATGCATCCAGGGCTTTGGGCTACGATTAATTTTTCAGAAGTTCAGAGTAAGATAGCTACAGTTCAGCAACATTTTACACATCACAATAGCTGATGAAATGCCTGTAGGTAAAATTATCTGTGTTAGGTAGCGCAAGCCATTCTTCGGGCATATTGTCTTTATTGCCCACCATGATAAATTTAGTTCCGCTGTAAGCTCGAATAACAGAAGCTACTTGCTGTATCCAGTCATCGCGAGTATTCGGAGACTCTTTATTGTATCCTATCATATAAATTTCTTTATGTCCGTCAAATGCGGCTAGATACAAAGGTAGTGCTTCTGCCGATAAGTGTGGATTCAAAGGTATGAGATAAAATATTCCCGGCTTTAATATACAATTTCTAGCTGTGGTGTAGACAATGTTATCGTCTATATAACCGTTTTCGATTAATGGTTCGATGTTTGTTAGATCGATGTCAACAGCAAAGTCTAGTCTCATGATCTGCGCGATCTTGGCTGTACCATATGTCTGTAAAGTTCTGCTAGCCAGTAATCCGCCATTGTGTGTTTCTAGAATCTGACATCTAAAATCATCTTGATCTGTCTCACTAGCAATACAAGCGGCCATACCCGATAAATGACGGTTTTCGATAGGGTTAGCAACCCACTCACGCTTTTCCGTTTTTTTACTGCCCGACCATCTGGTTTCTAAAATAACAAACTCACCCATGTAGTCTCTGCGGTATCTAGCATCCATTATAGTATTCCAAATTCACTATGCGCTGACTGGCGTTAATGTAACAATAACCGAAGGGCTGGCAGGACATGCAAATGGTGTAGTCTGAGCTGCTGTGGCAACTAATGTTGCTTGATTTTGCATACTGGTCGCCCAATATAACTCTATGTAGTCATTTACTGCCATAGTCACGATAAAATCTAGATTTGATATCTGTCCGGCAGTAATCTGTGTTGAACCCATTTTAATCCTCTATTATGTTATACTATATTTAGCTTCAAAACGGTAAACCAAGTTTGCCTAGATATTACAGCCAAAACGATAGGACCCTAAGGTCCCATCGTTTATCATACTAGCTACGTTTTAGACGCGGCCTACAACTACTTCAATAACGCCTGTTACACCATCAAAGTCTGCTAACGCCTTACCGATTACTGTACCAACTGCGGGGTTAGCTTCGGCTCTTGCTGTACCATCACCGTTACTTACCATTAAGTCACCTTTACGTACATTACCAGTTACACGGCATGGAACGCGACCTGTTAACGCTACAGCTACAACATTGTCACCAACTAAACCACCGTTCATCAAGTAACTTGGGTTAGTAGAAACAACCCCTGCTACGCGAGTATCACTGTCTGCTGTACTTGCGGTAATTTCTAAATCACCACCAAAACTTACAACAGTGCCAGCTGCGTATGCTGCGTCAGCTAAGTAGTTCTCTGCCAAGTCAGCGTACTGTGCCGATGTTGCTTTAGCAAATATTGTGTTAAACGGTACTGTTGTAGAACCAATGTTACCAACAGCACTTGTTCCGCCGTTAACAATATTACCAACAGTTACAGTTCCGGTAGATACTGACAAGTTACCAGCAGTTACGTTACCAGTTACACTTACTAAGCCACCAGTTAACACGTTACCGCCAGTTACGTTACCACTTACAGATAACACACCAGTTACGTACTCACCTGTTGTAGCAAATACTGCCACGTTAGCAGTACCACCAACACCTACAGTGACGTTTGCGTTAGCTGCTGTTACTGTTACGTTACTGTTACCTAAGTTAATGTTAGCAACACTTGTAATAACACCAGTTAAGAAGTAACCGTTACCGTTAATGTATTGACCAGTAACGTTACCACTAGCACTTATTAAACCACCTGTTAACACATTACCACTTGTTACGTTGCCAGTTACACTTACAACACTACCTAAGTGACTACTACCTGTAATTGTACCAGTTGCGCTAATTAATCCACCTGTTAACACATTACCACTTGTTACGTTGCCAGTTACACTTACAACACTACCTAAGTGACTACTACCTGTAATTGTACCAGTTGCGCTAATTAATCCACCTGTTAATACGTTACCACCGGTAACGTTACCACTTGCGGATACTACAGTACTTAATACGTTACCACCGTTAACGTTACCAGTTACGCTTACTACTGTACCAAGGAAACTACTAGCTGTTACTGTGCCTGTACTACTTATATAACCGCCAGTTAATACGTTAGAGGCAGTTGTGATGTTACCTGTAGCACTAATACCGACGTTAGTATTCCAGACGTTAGCTGTACTATTGTAAGTCCAGTTAACCAATGGTGTTGCGTTAGGTCCAATGTTTAAGCCAGCACCGTTAATGTTTGCCAATGTTGTCTGATTGTTAGCCAACTCAATATACAAGTCGTTAGTAGTAATAACGTTACTATTGATAAATGTTATGTTACCTTGTACGTTTAAGTTACCAAGGATGTTTGCGTTAGAACTAACATACAATGTGTTGGCACTTACTTGACCAGCGGCACTAATTAATCCGCCTGTTAACACGTTACCACCAGTTACGTTACCGGTTACACTTGTTGATGTACCAGTCATTACACCGCCAACTACTGAGGCTGCTGTAGCTGTACCAGTAACACTTACTGATGTACCTGTCATTACGCCACCAACAACGCTAGCTGCTGTTACTGCGCCTGTAATTGATACAACACTACCTAAGAAGCTACTACCTGTTACTGTGCCAGTAGCACTTACTAAACCACCTGTTACTAAGTTGCCGCCGGTTACGTTACCACTTACACTTGTTGAAGTGCCAGTCATTACACCACCAACAACACTAGCTGCTGTTACTGTACCACTTGCACTTACTGTTGTACCTAATAAACTACTACCTGTTACTGTACCTGTAGCACTTACTAAGCCACCTGTTAATACATTGCCGCCGGTTACGTTAGCAGTTACAGTTAAGTTTGCCAATGTGCCAACTTGTGTTAAGCTAGAAATTACTACATTTGAACTTAAAGTATTGCCAGTTAACGCATTAGCACTAACGTTTGTAGCTGTAACTCCAGTTAACTGACTACCGTTACCGATAATGTAGTTACCAGTGACATTACCACTAGCGCTTACTACCCCGCCAGTTAATACATTACCACTTGTTGCTGTACCAGTTACACTTACGGAAGTGCCTGTCATTACACCGCCAACAACACTGGCTGCTGTAACTGTACCAGTTGCGCTTACGGAACCACCAGTTAATACATTGCCGCCAATCACGTTACCACTCGCGCTTACGGAACTGCCAGACATCACGCCACCAACAACACTGGCTGCTGTTACTGCTCCGCTTACACTTGTTGATGTACCTGTTATTACACCGCCAACTACTGAGGCTGCTGTAGCTGTACCAGTAACACTTACTGATGTACCTGTCATTACGCCACCAACAACACTAGCTGCTGTTACTGTACCACTTGCACTTACTGTTGTACCTAAGAAGCTACTACCTGTTACTGTACCAGTTGCGCTGATTAAACCAGCTGTTGTGATATTGCCACCGATAACGTTAGCAGTTACACTTACGCCAACATTGGTACTCCAGGCGTTAGCTGTACTATTGTATGTCCAGTTTGTTAATGCGTTACCTGCGGGGCCAACATTGAAACCAGCACCATTAATGTTAGCATATGATGTCTGATTGTTTGCTAATTCAATGTACAAATCGTTAGTAGTAATAACGTTACTGTTAATAAATGTTACGTTACCTTGTACATTTAAGTTACCTAAAATGTTAGCATTGGAACTTACATACAGTGTATTAGCACTAACTTGACCACCTGCGCTGATTAAGCCGCCAGTTAACACATTGCCACCGGTTACATTGCCACTTACGCTTGTTGATGTACCAGTCATTACGCCACCAACAACGCTGGCTGCTGTAGCTGTACCAGTTACACTTACTGAGGAACCGGTCATTACACCGCCAACAACACTAGCTGCTGTAGCTGTACCAGTTACACTTACAGAAGTGCCTGAGAAGCTACTACCTGTGATTGTACCAGTAGCACTTACTAAACCACTTGTTAAGAAATTACTACCAGTAACATTGCCACTAGTAATTGTGCCAGTTGTAGAGATTACGTTAGAACCAAAAGCAGCTAAGAAGCTAGCAGCATTACTGTTCGAGTATCCAGCAGGTAAACCAGTTATAAACGCGCCATTACCATTTAAGTAACTACCTGATACGTTACCAGTTACACTTACGGAACTACCGGTCATTACACCGCCAACTACTGAGGCTGCTGTAGCTGTACCAGTTACGCTTACAGAAGTGCCTGTCATTACGCCACCAACAACACTGGCTGCTGTTACTGCGCCACTTGCGCTTACTGTTGTACCTAATAAACTACTACCTGTAATTGTACCAGTAGCACTTACTAAACCACCTGCGATTACGTTACCGGCGATACCAGCACCACCTGCTATTCTAAATGCGCCTGTTGTTGTACTTGTAGCTGCTGCTGTATTACCAAAGTGTACAGGGGCATCAGTTACAGTGAACGATCCAGTACCATCTGGGTTAATGTTTAAGTTACCATTTGTGCCAACTGGTGTAATTAAATTACCGTTAGAGGATACGATTAAGTTAGCGCCGATTACGTTACCAGCAGCACTTACAAAGCCACCTGTACGTAAATTGCCACCAACTATATTACCAGTAGCTGTTATAGCACCGCCTGAGATTACATTACCAGCAACACCTAATCCACCAGCTATTGTTACAGCACCAGTTGTACTATTTGTTGCTGCTATTGTATTAGCGAATACTGCGGGAGTAATATTGGTTACTAACAATACTCCAGTACCATCTGGGTTAATTGTTACGTTACCATTTGTACCACTTGGGCTTGTAATATTACCGCCTACTACTACGTTGGTGCTAGTTACATCACCAGCTGCGCTAACTTCGCCGCCAGTATATATATTACCACCAGTTACTGCGCCAGTTGCGCTTACTACACCACCAGTTAACACGTTACCACCAGTTACGTTACCACTTACACTTGTTGATGTACCAGTCATTACACCGCCAACTACTGAGGCTGCTGTTACTGTGCCACTTGCGCTTACTGATGTACCTACTAGACTACTGGCTGTTACTGTGCCACTTGTGCTTACTGTTGTACCTAAGAATCTAGTAGCAATAACATTACCGCTCGCGCTTACATCGCTACCAGAGAATAATGATCCACCAGTTAAGTTACCAGTTACTGCCATGTTACCTGTTGTAGTAGATGTACCAGTAGCATTAGCTGTAACCACTGGATTACCGCCCCATGATAAACCGTTGCCGGAAGTTAAACTCATTGGCACATCGCCGATGTAGATGGTGTTACCGCTTACGTGTAACTCTTTCCACTGGTTAGTAGCAGATCCTAAACTATAAGCATTGTTACTTGAGGGTATAAAGTTACCTTTGATAGTAGTTTGTGCTGTACCAACATCAAGTACGCCAGTTGTTCCGTTGATCTGGAATGTTACGTTAGCACCAGGTGTAGCAATGGCTACGTTACTTGAACCACTAACAATGTGTGTAGCATTAACGTTAGCACTTAAGTTTGTAAGCTGACTACCATCACCAACAAAGTAGAAACCATTTTCAACAGTTAAATTACCGTTTTGTAAGTAAACATTACCTGGTGTTGCTGTTAACTGTGTACTAGCAGAAGCAATACTGTTAACACTGGTTGTAGTAGTTAATTCACGTACATCAATTACGTCACCAATTTGTGGTGCTTCGGTAAATGTTAATGTGTAGACACTTACACTATAAGATATAGTAGGAGTCTGCATCACACCGTTAATAGTAACTAAGCAACTGTCAGTTGTTTGTGGCTGGTTAGCTGCTTGTGCGCCTGTTAAGGTAAATGTTGTTGTTGATCCGTCACCATCAAACTGCTCATTTAAGATAACAGTAAAGTTAGTAGCACCGATCATTTCCCACATTGAACCACTCCACATCTCTAACGAGCTGTTTGTAGTGTTCCAACGTTGCATACCTAATGTTGGGAAACCAGGACGTTGTGCTGTATTACCAACTGGAATTAAGAAACTGTCAGTAGCATTAATAGCGAACGTAGCACCAGTTGTTACTTGACTGTTACCTACTTCCACTGTGTTAGTGGCAGCATCTACCCAGAATACATTAGCGTTAGTACCGTTTACAGCAAAACTACTTGTATTTCGTGCTGGATTAACAACTAAGTTAGAACCGGCATCGGCAGCTAGATTTTCAACATATAGCGTGTTCCAAGCAGTACCGATAACACCTAAGTCGTATACGTTATCAGTTGTTGGTACTATACTACCAGTAATACTCATATCACTGCCAAGAGAAGTAATGCCCGATACACTTAAATTAGCCAATGTACCAACTTGTGTTAAGCTAGAAATTACTACATTTGAACTTAAAGTATTGCCAGTTAGAGCATTTGCGTTAACATTGGTAGCTGTAACTCCAGTTAACTGACTACCATTACCGATAAAGTAACTTGTAGGATCAACTGTAATATTACCGCTTGTACTGATCTGTACGGCATAAATGTTACCACTAGCAGTAAATGTAACGGCTGAAACAACGTTAGCGCCGGAAATGTTACCACTGCTACCCGATGTTGTTAAGTTAGCTGCCGTAATTGTGCCTGTTGCAGTTAAGTTAGCGCCATCTGTGTATAAGTTTGTACCGGCTGTTAATAAGCCATTGCCTGAAGTTGAACCGTATACGATCTGACCAGTGCCAACGTTAGTGTCATAAATGTTAGGACTACTAATATTTCCACTTGCGATGTTTGCTGTTACACTTAAGTTGGTGCCGTCATATACAAAACCAGAACTACCGACTAACTTGCTACCTGTTGTCATGTAAACAACACTGGTATTAGCAATGCCAGTATCATAAAGATTACCGGATACGCTGAGGTTACCAGTTGAGATATTACCAAATACACTTAAACTGGCACCATCAGTTGTTATGCCTGAATTACCAGTTAACTTACCGCCTGTTGTAGCAAACACAACACTAGTGTTAGAGATGCCACTATCGATAATGTTACCACTTACACTGAGGTTGCCAATATTAACAGTACCGCCTACAGTAACATTTGTGCCATCTGTAGTAAAGCTACTGTTGCCTAATAATTGACCATTTGCTCCGGAGTATATGACCTGTGTGTTAGATAAACTATTGGCATATACATTACTGGTATATATTACGTTAGATAAAGCAAGACCATTTGCGTTAGCAGAAACTGTTTGTGGACCTAAGTAGATAGAATTACCAGACAAGTACAAGTCTTTCCAGAGGTTAGTAACATTACCTAAGTTGTACGTAACATTAGCAGAGGGTGTTAAGTCGCCAGTAACAACGCCGCCTGATGTAACAGATAAGTTACCTACTGTTGCTGTGCCATTTACTGTAACATTTGTACCGTTTGTGGTAAAGCCACTGTTACCTAATAATTGACCATTTAGGCCAGAGTATACAACTTGTGTATTGCTCAAATTACTATCAAGTATGTTGCCTGCTACGATGTTGCCTGTAATACTTAAATTACCAGTCTTCAATGTCTGTGTGCCATCAACGTATGTGATGTTAGCACTTGTAGATAAACCACCGCTAGCATTACCATAAACGACACTGGTGTTGCCTACACTTGAAACATAAGCAAATCCAGCACTTACATAACCAGTTGCGCTGACATTGCCAGCTGTTTGAATGTCACCAACAGCACTGGTAGAACCACTCATTGTTAAATTACCAAGTTTTACATTCCCACTCTGGCCGCCAGTAGCACTTAATGTACTGAATGTAGCATTGCCTAATGTAGGAGTATCTAATGTCACGTTACCAAATACGGATAATTGGTTACTACCGTTAACACCTACTGTAACATTGTCGGGCAATACGTTAAACTGTGTGCCTGTTAAACTTAATGCTGTACCAGCTGTATAAGTTCCAGCTCCTGAGAACTGTACAAATATAATTGCTGTGGTACCAATAGTAATTGGGTTTGTTTCAGCATTGTTTGTACATGTCCATCCTGAAGAAGAATTTACACTACCTTCTTGTACGAATGTAAATGCTCCATACATTTCAGTTGGGGCATTAAAATCACTACTACGTGTTAATACTGTACTTGTAGGACCAGTAGAAGCAATGTTATAGATACCATTCCATGCTCCGTTACTGTTAGTAAATGCGCCCTCATTCTTAATTAAAACACGAGAAGCAGTGCCATAATTGGCGAAGAGAGTGGCTAAACTTACGCCATCGACTGATAGTTGACTTGTTGTAGTTACGGTTATAGTGGCCCCAAGTCCGCTTGTACCATTGTTGTAAACGACATTAGTAACACCAGAAACATTAGCTAGATATGTAGTTGAAGCAACTTCAACAGCAGCTTTAGCACTTAAACCTTGTGCTACTGTGTCAACATAGTCTTTACTAGCAGCATCTTGTGGGTTTACAGGAGGTGTTGCTAAGTTGGTAATATATGTATTACCTACATTGATATTACCAACAACGCTGAACTGTACACTATTGCCAGCATTAATGTTTAACTGCCCACTTGTTACTACGTTTGGTGTAGTAACATTAGCACCAGTAATATTACCAGTTGTGCCAGCAGTGATATTACCGCTAGCACTTACATCACCGCCAGTAGCATATATGTTAGCACCGTTTACATTTTTGGTAGCATTTACATTGCCGCCAACGTCAACATTACCACTCACTGAAGCATACGAAGCAGCAAAATTGCCTACTGTGGTATTACCACTTACACTTAATGTTCCGCCAGTTGCGATATTTCCACCGGTTACGTTACCACTAGCACTTACAACACTACCAAGTAGACTACTACCTGTTACTGTACCAGTAGCACTTATAGCACCAGCTGTTAATACATTGCCGCCAATCACATTACCTGTGGCACTTACAATACCACCTGTCAATACATTACCAAATACCACGTTGCCGCCAGCACTAACGTTGCCAGCTGTTATAATATCGCCAGTGGCACTTACTAGCCCGCCCGTCAATAAGTTGCCGCCAGTTACATTGCCTGTGGCACTTACTAGGCCGCCTGTTAGCATGTTGCCAACAGTTGCGTTACCTGTAGCACTTACTAGACCACTAGTTAATACGTTGCCGCCGGTTACATTACCGCTTACACTAGCTACTGTAGCAACTAAGCTATTTGTGCTTAAAATGCCAACTGCACTGATGTTGTTACCTGTAATATTAGCAGTTACGTTTAAATTACTTAAAACGTTACCAGACATACTGATATTAGATGTGTTTACTGAATTGAAAACATTAACATTACCAGCAGCACTGAGGTTATTGGTGGCAGTTACATTTTGTGCCACAACGTTACTAGTTACATTTAAATCGCTAATAACATTACCACTTAAACTCAATGATTGACTGTTTACTGAGTTAAATGCGTTTACATTGCCGGCTGCTGACACAGATCCGCCAGTTAATACATTACCACCAGTTACGTTGCCACCTGCGCTAACTGTTTGTGTTACTAAAACAGAACCAGTTGCGGATAAGTTACCTGCGCCGTCTGTGATTAACCCACTGCCAGCTGTTAAGCGACCACTACTATTGCTAACATAGAAAAGCTCACCAGGAACTGTAGTACTTGTACTATATAAGTCAGTACCTACGATACCATATGCGGAAACGTTGCCACTCGCTGTTAAATTACCAACGCCGTCAGTTGTTATGCCACTAGCATCTAAAAGTTGACCGTTTGTACCAGCATATACCATACCGCTTTGTGTAGTTAAACTACTAACATAGACATTAGCAGCATTAGAATTGTTACTAGCAGCAATATTACCTGTAGTACTTAATGTGCCACTGCCGTATGTAAGATTACCACTACCTACTAACTTACCACCTGTACCTGCGTAAACTATTTGAGTAGCAGTAATACCACTGTACATGTTGCTGGAGACTACGCCAGTCGCTGTTAAATTACCAGTAGGAATAAAGACGTTGCCGGCAGTGATATTGCCAGTAACACTAGCGGAGCCTGGTGTTGTTATATTACCAGCATTTAAATAGCTAGTAACATTTAAATTGCCCAATACATTGCCACTAAAACTGATATTGGCAGCGTTCAATGTACCAGTTACATTAGCGTTGCCAGTTTTAATATCAGCATAAGCTGTGATAACGACGTTGGTATTATCACCTGCACCAGAGCTGGTGTATACTGTTACGAAACTTTGTAAACTTTCGTCCCAGACGAAAGCGATATTGGTAGAAGTACCACGTTGGCCAATAAAACCGATGTCTACAGTAGGAGATCCGGTTTGATTATTTGCTAAAAGCAATAATGGATCTTCGATGGTAACATTAGTTGTATCGATAGCCGTAACATTACCTGTGATCGATAAGTTACCAGTAATGGTTAAGTCTGAACCATAGCTTAAGTTGTTTGCCAACAATGTTGACGTAATTGAATATGGTTGAACTTTAGTATTGGCATTAATACCAACTTGTGTATTACCAGAAATAGCATCGCTGATCTGGTTATTATTAATTCTCGTAAGTGCGTTTCCTGTAGCCACGGTTATAGTCTCCTAGTTGTGCTAGTATTTATAGCACTCGGAAAATTTTACGGGGCTGGGCAGTGAATATATTAAGAAAAAAATTATGGGGATATAGTACTGCCTAAAACCACCCTTTTCCACGCTGTACCGTTGTATACCGCAAGACATGGACTGCCTGAGTTGCCATCAGTAGTATATACCACTTGTCCTGCAGCAGCATTATGTATATTTGCTGTCTGTGCTGTAGTGTATACCGGCAGTTGCAAATTGGTTAAAACATTAAAAACTTCATTGTTGGTTACTGAAGCTACTACATCACTGTTAGATAAGAAATTGATGTTACCCGACGGTGATACTGTTACAGAGGCATTGCCTGATGTGTTAACCAATGATGACACTGACATTGAATAACTTACGAATCTAATGTCTATAAGATCGTTGGTCATAGGAGCACTGGCAAAGGTAATCTGTGTATTAGCTACAGTATAGGCATAACCTGGGATTTGTAGGACACCGTTTAGAGAGACTAAAACTGCCGTTGATGTAGTTGGCTGATTCAGAGTATATGTAGTAGATACACCGTCAGGAGTTATCTGTTGATCGGTAATGCTACCAGAACCACCACCGCCACCACCGCCTCCACTTACCCAGATCACACCATCCCAGGTTTCTAAATTATTAGAAGTGGTGTTGAATCTTGTGGCTCCTATTGCTGGATTATTGGGATATTGACTACTAGTACCCGAAGGAATAACAATGCCGCCAGTGCCACCAAAGGCTACGAGACTATTGGCGTTAGTAGATGAGATCGTCGAATTAGCGATATTGATATTACCAATATTACTATTGCTGGGCAGATTAGTTACGCCGGTCAATCCGCGGTAGACATAGCCAGTGATATAGACAACATTACCAGTTGTGAGAACATTGGGGATAGTTTGACCGATAAAATTTAATAGCCCTGCTTGATAGTCAAAGAAATATTCGCCGGGAAAACCCCCACCTTCGCCATTTGCCGATATAAAAGTTACATTTGATCCTGTTAGATTACCTATATTAGCCGGACCAACATAGGCTTTTACTGTATAACTTGATCCAAACTGCTGTGGAATCCATTCAGGTACTGTAGTCAGCCATGTGGGATAAATCTGTTGCCCAAAATTATTTGTGATAGATACGGTAGTAGTATCAGGCACACATTGTATCGGATTACTATTGCCGTACTGAGTAATTAAATTGGCTATATTAGCGGCAGAATTAGGGATCTGATTAGCCTGAGTCCATACAGTATCACCGCGATTAAGTTCGGGACTGGCTATAGATTCGTTTGATGGACTTTTATTAGTCTGGGTGTCAGTTTTAGCGACCCCATATAGCTTTTTAACTAATAAGTCAACGTATTGAGTTTGTGATATTGACATTTAGTTGCTCGCTGTCTGTAGAGAAAGAGCAGTGATGCTTTGCCCTGATGTAAGCCTGATTCTTACATAAATTTCATTTGAACTAGTACTAGAACTAGATACTGTACCAAACGTACAAGTATACCCGCCGTTAATAGAAGTATTTAATGGTATGGCGCCGCCTAAACTACATCCATCGCTACCGTTACCACCGTTACCGCTATTAGCTCCTGGTCTACCGCTACCGGCATAGGGAACACTCATATCAAGCCAACCATTTAAACTTGACGTAGGGCCAATTCCGCCTATATTAGAATCAATCACGCTACCGGGCAATGCTACCCAAACCCCACCCACTGTTCCCGCTATCGATATATTAAATTTACTAGTTGATGATCTCACAAATTTAAATGTAAACCATTGACTCGCGCCTTGACCACTTAAATTTGGACCTACGGGAACGTAACCACTGGCAAAATTAGTCTGACTAAATGTCAATAAACCCTGACTGCCATTTCCAACTACGATGGCGTCATATGTGAAGAGCGGCCCAGTTTGACTATTAAACACCGGCTCATTTCCAGAAAATACTGGAGTATTACCTGTACCGGGATTTACGATTCTAACAGCATTACCTGATCCTGATCCGATTGTTGAACCGATAACTATATTTCCTTCATCGATAGCAGTTGTATTCCCAGTCTTGTATAATACCGTCGAACCTGGAGTAAATGTATTCGTTCCTGTGGCATAACTATTGAAAATGTTTAATGTTGGGCCACCGCTACTAGCACCGAATCCTGAAATAATCGTAGCCGTTGTTGATATCTGTATATTACCCGAATTCGCATATAGATTCTGTGCCAACGGTGTTGGTATATTGGCAGAAGCATAAGTTAAACTAACTGGAGCACTAAACGCGCCGCCAGATGAACCAGATACGAATGTATCTGACAGTGGATACATATTTCCACTCAATCTGTTGACGTTGGCTGCGATAGTAAAATTATTGGTATTGACATAATGTGGTATCGTACTACTATAAGCATAGACCGGAGATACCGGAGTTGACAACGATGTAGATGTAAACTGCGGAGTACCGGGATTACTATTGTCATAATACCATACTGAGGTATTGGTGTTAGATGCTACATTATCACTTATATACACTTCGTTCCAGCCTTGCGTGACCGTACCCGATGCCGAAGTTGAGAACACATACCAAAATCCTAAAATAATATTAGAATTAGCATAGTGATAATCGAAATTATTATATACCGATAGATTACCGTAAACACCGTTTGCCGTAGGATTAGCTCCGGAATTAAATGTGACATTTCCAGACACACTACTATTCAAATAGGTAGCTAATGTTCCCGAATCACCTGGCCCAACATTGACTATTGACGTCGTGCCGTATGTGCCCGAACGTAATACTGTAGATACTACTGTGCCACCAGGTACATACTTACTGCCGGTTCTAGTATTATTCTGTTGTGTTACGTTATTGGCCATTCTATAGCTAGAAGAACTATTGATTGACAAATACTGCGATGCTGGAAATTGTGGCGGGGCTGGTGGAACTAATTTACCCAATACATAATTTAATTCTGCGATGCCGTTTGTAACTGACGTCGTCGTATATAAAGTGACAGCATTGCTGACTAAATTACCTAATGTAGGTGTACCCATCGCTATACCTGTAGCTCCGCCGTTTACATCTGCTATCGACACTACACCAGTACCGTTAGGCACAAGAGTAATATTTGCGTTTGCTGTACTGACGATGTTACCGCCACTAACTGTCAAATAATTTCCAGTAAGATTTCCGCTGGCGCTAATAGTACCAGCATTTATAACATTACCGTATATTGATGTTGCCGTAACAGATCCTGTAACTGAAACAACATTGCCCAGAAAACTGGTCCCAGTTATCGTGCCAGCCGCGCTTACTAATCCACCAGTTAAAATACCAGCGCCAGTAATATTGCCGCCAGCACTTATAGTAGTGCTTACCACTAAGTTAGCTAAAGTGCCAACTTGTGTTAGTGTAGATGTTGTAACGTTGGCACTTAATATGTTTCCAACCAGGGCATTGGCATTAACATTCGTTGCTGCGACACCAGTTAACTGGCTGCCGTTACCTAAGAAATAATTACCAGCGATGTTACCAGTTGCTGTGATATTACCTGTCACAGCTAGCACATTACTGGTATAGTCAAATCTTAGATTATCCGAAGCTGCGATATTTCCGTTTTTATTGAATACGATGTCGGTATTATTACCCGATACTGATACATTGCCTATCACGTTACCCACAAAATATGTAGGTGTGTATATATTTCCAGTTGCGCTAACGACACCGTTAGTCAACAAGTTACCACCGATTACATTACCGCCAGTGATGTTACCGCTAGCACTTATTGTAGTACTCACTACTAAATTAGCCAAAGTGCCCACTTGTGTCAGTGTAGATGTTGTAACGTTGGCACTTAATATGTTTCCAACCAGGGCATTGGCGTTAACGTTGTCAGCCGCCACACCTGACAGTTGACTGCCGTTACCTAAGAAATAATTCCCAGAAATATTACCAGTTGCTGTGATATTACCCGTCACGCCCAATATGTTATTAGCGTAGTCAAATCTTAGATTATCCGAAGCTGCGATATTTCCGTTTTTATTGAATACGATGTCAGTATTATTACCCGATACTGATACATTGCCTATCACGTTACCCACAAAGTAATTGCTAGTATAGATATTACCAGCAGCACTAACTATATTTGGAACTAAAAGATTTCCTGCTGTAATATTTCCTGTTGTAGATATATTATTAGCAATAATATTGCCATTTACATCTAAATTCGCCGCAGGTGTATCAGTGTTTATACCCACGTATGTATTGGCTATATCTATATACAGAGCAGGAACTGAATTGGCAGTGTCAACAAATGATAAAGGAACACCATCTCTTTCAAGCGTGGTTTTTAGCATTTGTCCTGTTAATTTACTGATTGCCATTTATCATCCTTATGCTGTAGTATGAACTACATCGATGGTAGTACCCAACGGTGGAGCACTGGTAAAGGTAATATCAAATGCTCCGTTTACAGTATAATTTACACTGGGTATCTGATATAACGATCCCACAAACACTATAATAGAGGCCGCAGCAGGAGCTGCCACTGTCATTGTGTAAGTTGTAGTTACACCGTCACCAGGACCTAGATTATCTACAACGTAGTTGATGCTAGCCGAAGAAGTTAGATATTGAAATGTTATACCGTTAAAAAATTCTATCTGCCCTTGATCAGTATTATATCGTATCAAACCAAATACTGGATCTGTCGGTCTTTCAAGTGTCGAACCTGTGGGTAGTACCACACCGGTACTACCTGACTGTAATCTACGATTTTTGACAAAGTATCCCATTAAATTGAGGTATAAGAAGTTATTGTGCTAATAGTATTAGACATCTGTGCGTCAGCATAGATGGCATCGCCGGGACCTAATACTAACTTTTCAGCTGCTGAATAAATCTGATATGTGTCACTAGACTGTATCAATAAATTAGCTAACATTATATTATTTGTTGTTGGACTAGAACTATTGGGAACTACAAATAAATTAGCTGTGACATTGGATGTTGAGTAATTGCACAGAGTCAGCGAAGTGATGGCCGTATTACCAACACTGGTATAAATGGCACTCGCTGTTGTTGTTAATGTGTTAACCGCAATAGTCATCTTTATTCCTTAAAATATTAAACTGTAAATGATAGCTTGTTTTTTACTGATCAGCTCACCTGAAGAGTTAGCAGATACAAAATATAAACCAGTAGCTCCGCCATCGCTGGGATTACTAAACAATAGTGTGGTATTAGCTACGACATTAGTAGGGGCAGCTACACCTAGATTTTTCAATGCCTCAACTCCCGTCAAAGTTAATACATTGTTACCGTAATCAAATGTTAAATTAGCACTGGCGCCCATGTTGCTGCCAGCGTTATATTGTATCTGTGTGTTAGATCCTGCTAATGCCAAATTACCAGTAGCAATGTTAAGATAATTTACCACTGGGCTACCATTAGAGTCTACACGATTACTAATTTGCCATGCGTTTGCTACAGCATCAAATCTCAATCCAGCAAATGTAGTATTGCTCAACTGTGCTAATAAGCCCATATCTGATATAGAACCAGTATTGTTGGCTGCCACAGTGATAAACGGACTCATCGTTACCGCAGGTACTGTATAAGTTACATTTCCTTCAAATACTGTCTGAGCATTAACCGTGAATATACCATCCCCACCATTACATGTTAATGTATAATCTGTATTAACGATCTTATATGCCGACATCAGAAAGAACCCTTTTGAGTATTTATGTTAGTGTTGAAGCATCATAATCATTAAAAATCCCCGGGTTTTAAGCGGGGATTTTTAAATTACTTACTAATAGTAAAACACTTAAGATGTGTAACTTGATACTTGCGCTAATGTGATGTTGCCGTTATTACCAGTGAAAGTCGCAACGTCGGCTCCAGACTTAACAGTGGTCGATTCTGCTAAAGTAAACGTAAGACCAGTTGTATTGCCTGTTGTAGTAACGATGTTGGCACCGCCTGTGGTAGCAGCTAAAACAAATGCGTTGCCATTGGCTGTACTGATGACAAAATAGTTTGTAGGATTAACATAGCCTGTGATACTACCAGATGCGTTAGCAGCTGAACCAGAAATAGTAACCACTTGTCCAGTTGTAATGCTAGCTACGTTAGAAGTAAATCCGCCGGCAGTATTGGCGATGGCTACATTAGTAAGCTGTACAGCACTGGACTCGCCTGCGACAAAGAAGTTAACAGCATAACGATTTTTGGCACTGTCAAAAATATACTTGTTGGTTAAACGACTAGCGTAAACTGTATTACCATTTGCCTTAAAGGTCATATTCATCTGACCACTGCTAATGCTAGCGTTAGCAACTAACACACACTGCCCAGCATCAGAAGCTGTACCAGTTCCTGATCCAACCCCAGTTGCCGTAAACACTTTTCCAACTTGAGGATTAGTGCCAGCACCTATAGCGGTCCAATTTGTATTACCTAACGAAAGAATCTGATAGGAAAAGCCCGGTGTAAATGATCCAGCTGACACTGAATTCTCACCGGAAACTAGATATTTGGTCGTGCCTTTTTGTACAATAATATGAGCAGCACCTTGCTGACCATTTACATTAGCTGTAATAGCTACTACAGGGAAGGTACTAGTAGCTACATTAACGTTACTACCACCTACTACACCTAAAAACTCACTTGATGTCATTCCCACAGGAATAACTGCTGTGGTAGGATCTAAATTTGCGAAACTGTTAAAACCAACGTCGGTTGGTATCGAATTGTTTACTGTCTGTATCTTTAATGGGCGGCCCATGATGAATTCCTTTGTTTTTGGACTGTGGGTTCTATTCCACTACGCGGGGATGATGCCGCATAAAAGCACTATTGCTCGTAGTAATATTTAGCAAACGTCAAAAAATTTAACATAGCATTATTTCATTATTAAATATCAGCATGGATACTAACGAACTCATCGCACACGGAAATCACTACAGATCGATTTCACAACCAAGTCAAGCTCTAGCTTGTTATGCTCAGGCATTTTTACAAAACCCCAAACTGGGCGCTGCTTATAATAATTACGGCAATGTTGTTAGAGAGATGGGTTTTCCTCGTCAGGCTATAGGATTTTTATTAAATGCCATCGATCTCGACCCCACTGACAGTATAGCCCAGTTCAACCTAGCAGTAGCTTACCTCTTGGCCGGAGATCTCGAACACGGGTGGGCACAATACGAAAAACGCTGGAATTTTGAACATCTAGATGGCAGATTACCACAACTAGCCCAACCACGTTGGCAGGGCGAGAGTTTGAAAGATAAGAAAGTATTGGTCACTGGGGAACAAGGTCACGGGGACAATATCCAATTTGTGCGTTTTGTAGAAGACCTCATCAAAGCTGGCGCAAGCCATGTATATGTTAGTGTTGACCCTGGCCTTAAACCCTTATTACAAGCGTCATTTACACCATCGAGTGCTACAATCTTAAGCGGAGACGATGTATTACCAGAGTTTGATGTATGGACTCCCATCATGAGTATTCCGGGATTTCTAGGCATAACTTATAAGAATCTCCCTTATAAGATGCAGTATCTCACTGCCAGCAAAGACAGCATAGCCACTTGGAACAAGCGCCTAGGATTAAAGCATCGACTACGTGTGGGGTTTTGCTGGAGTGGTCGCAGAGACAGTTGGATCAATCAGCATAAGGCGGTGCCATTTGCTAAAATGTTTGACTTAGTAAAACGCAATCCAGAATATGAGTGGATCAATCTACAGACTGATTGTTCTAAAGAAGAAGAGGCTCAGTTGCTGGAGATAGGTGTAAAGGCCTATCCCGGTGCCATCACAAGCTGGAATGATACTGCGGGTTTGATACATCACTTAGATGTAGTTATAGCAGTAGATACCGCAGTAGGACACTTATCAGGTGCGTTGGGAAGACCTTTCTGGCTGCCATTGAACCAATTCGGTCAAGATTGGCGCTGGTTGTTAGATAGAA